AAGGAGCAGAAAGAGTATGCCAGACGCCAACGCACCGGCCGCAAGTGAGGTTCCCGCCGCAGAAGCCGCGGGCGCCGCAGCAGCAGCCGATCCTGCGAGCCAATCAGCGGCACCCGCGCCGGCCGGCGCCCCCGCAGATGCCTCGCAACAGCCTCCTGCAGGCGAGGGCAAACCCGCCGGAGAGGGCGACAAGCCGGAAGGCGCCCCGGAGTCCTACGCGGACTTCGCGGCCCCCGAGAATGTCGTGCTCGACGCGCCGGTCCTCGACGAGTTCAAGGTGGCCGCGAAGGAACTGAATCTCTCCCAAGACAAGGCCCAGGCACTCATCAACCGGCTCGGTCCGAAGATCGCGGCGTCGCAAAGCAAACAGCTTGCCGACACCGTATCAAAAGCGCAGACGGAATGGGGGCAGCAGGCCCGCATCGACAAGGAATTCGGCGGCGACAAGCTCGACGCCAACCTGGCCGTTGCGGAACGCGGGCTGAACAGTTTTGGCACGCCGGAACTGAAGGCGCTCCTGAAATCCTCCGGGTTGAGCCATCACCCCGAGGTGATCCGATTCTGCTACCGCGCAGGCTTGACCGTCTCGGAAGACCGTCATGTCAGCGGCGGGGCAGCCCAAGGCGAAAAATCCGCTGCCCAAGTCCTCTTTGGCGGCACCAAGTAAGAAAGGAAGGACATGACCACGCTCTCTACCATCCACCCCACGCTGCTCGATGTCACGAAGCGCATGGACCCGCAGGGCAAGATCGACAAGATCGCCGAGATCCTGCATCAGGTGAATCCGATCCTGGACGATGCCGTCTTCATCGAAGGCAACCTGCCGACCGGCCACCGCACCACGATCCGCTCCGGCCTGCCGACGCCGACCTGGCGCAAGCTCTACGGCGGCGTGCAACCGACCAAGAGCCGCACCCTGCAAGTCACCGACACATGCGGCATGCTGGAAGCCTACGCCGAGACGGACAAGGCGCTGGCCGACCTGAACGGCAACACCGCCGAATTCCGCCTGTCGGAGGAACTGGCCCACATCGAAGGCATGTCGCAGGAGATGGCTTCGACCCTCTTCCTCGGCAACGAATCGACCGAACCGGAAGCCTTTACCGGTTTCGGCCCGCGCTTCAATTCGCAGTCGGCCGAGAACGGCGGCAACATCCTGACCAGCGCCGCCACGCCTGACAGCACCGACAACTCGTCCATTTGGCTGGTGGTGTGGGGTGCCAACACCGTGCACTGCATCTACCCGAAGGGTTCGAAAGCCGGCCTGCAGATGGAGGACAAGGGCCAGGTGACGATCGAGAACGTCGACGGCAGTTCCGGCCGCATGGAAGCCTACCGTTCCCATTACAGATGGGACGCCGGCCTGACCGTGCGCGACTGGCGCTATGTCGTGCGCGTGCAGGTGGACGAGGAAGATCTGACGAAAGGCGCCGCTACCGGCCCGGACCTGATCGACCTGCTGTCCCAAGCCATCGACCTGATCCCGAACATCAACGCCGGCCGCGCTGTGTTCTACGCGAACCGGACGGTGCGCGGCTTCCTGCGTCGCCAGATCATGAACAAGGTGGCGAACAGCACCCTGTCGATCGAGCAGCTCACCCGTGCCAACGGCGCGCTGATCCGCGAGATCATGTTCGACGGCATCCCGGTCCGCCGCTGCGACGCCATCACCAACACCGAATCCGGCATCTAATTCGGTAAGGCAACAATGGCACGCAAGCGCCCATATACTGCGGAAGAACTTGAAGCCCGACGGCTTCGGGCGGCGGTTAGCTATGTACCTCGGCAATCCACCTGCCGCCCGAGTGGATTCCAAATCTATTCATGAAAGGAACCAAAATGTGGTTGGATGAAAGAACGGAGTTCTGCGACGCCACGTCGGCGGTCATGAACGTCGGTAACCAGATCATCGGCGACGTGATCGACCTCGGTTCGGCGCCGACCCTGAAGGACATCGGCGCGGGCGAGCCGCTCTACCTGGTCATCCAGGTGGACACCGCCTTCTCCGATGCCGCCGATGCCGGCACCGCCACCATCCAGTTCCAGCTCTGCTCGGACAGCACGGAGAACCTGGCGACCAGCAAGACGGTGCATATCGACACGGGCGCGATGGCGATCGCCTCCCTGATTGCAGGCTACACGAAGGTGTATGCCCTGCCGCAGGAAGCGACCTACGAGCGCTATCTGGGCCTGTGGGAAACGGTGGGCACCACCAACCTGGACGCCGGCAAGATCAATGCCTTCCTGACGCACGATGTTGCGCGCTGGGTGGCACTGCCGGATGCGTTGTAACGACGGGGTGAGCGATGGCGACGATTAAAGTCCAGGCAACGCAAGTGGGTTTCTACAATGGCAGCCGCATTCGCCCCGGCGCGGTCTTCCAGATCGAGGAGAAGCAGTTCTCTGAGAAATGGATGCGGCGCCAGGCGGATGATGCGAATGTCCCCGTCAAGGTGCCTGTCAAGCCGTTGCGCGCCGTCAAGGCGCAGAAAGGCGATGCCGCTGGCGACAAGGCCACGCTCACCGTGCCGCAGGTTAAAGGCGGTCAAGCCCTCGTCTGATACCTCCTCCCGGAATGACGGGAAGCTTTGCGCGGGGGCTTCGGCCCCCGTTTTTTTAAGGTGATGGCGCTATGGCAAGCGAAGTCGACATCTGCAACCTAGCCCTCGGCAACCTGGGCAACCCGGCCGAAGTCTCCTCAATCTCCCCACAGGACGGCAGTGTCGAGGCCATGCACTGCGCCCGCTTCTACCCGATGGCGCGCAAGGCGCTGCTCGAGATGCATACCTGGGGATTCGCTACCCGTCGCGCAAGCCTGGCGCTGCTCGATGTCACGCCGCCGACGGCCTGGCTGTATGCCTATGCACACCCGAACAACTGCCTGCGTCCGGTACGAGTGCTGAGTGCAGAGGCGACCGACGACGACGAAGGCGAGGACTTCAAGAACGAGACACTCAGCGACGGCACCAAGGTAATCTACGCGAACACCGAGGACGCGACACTGCTTTACACCCACNACGAGAAGGACCCGGTGAAGTTCAGCGGCCTCTTCACAACGTTGCTGGCCCGCCTGCTGTCGTCCATGCTCGCCGGCCCGCTGATCAAGGGCGATACCGGGAGCAAGATAGCGACCACGCAGACCAAGGTGTTCTATGCCGAATACGCCATTGCCACCGGCATTGACGCCAATTCGCGCAAGAGCAACCCCTATGACGGCCACACGCCGGCAGGAATAACGGCTAGGGCATGAGCATCAAGACGCTGCATCGTTCGTTCGCTGCGGGGGAAATGGCGCCCGAGCTGTTCGGGCGCATCGACCTGCAGAAATTCCAGACTGGCCTGGCCACCTGCCGGAACTTCATCTCCCTGCCGCATGGACCGGTGACGAACCGCCCTGGCTGGGGCTATATCCTCGACACCAAGGACAGCAGCAAGAAGTCGGTAGTGATCCCGTTCATCTACAACACCAGCCAGGCGTATGTCCTCGAGTTCGGCGACCAATACATGCGGGTGCATACCGAGGCGGCGACGCTGCTGAACACCGCGCAGGATCTGTCCGGCATCACGGCGGCCAATCCTGGCGTCGTCACCTATGTTGGCGCGGACCCGACCAATGGGCAGGTGGTCTATCTCGACACCATCGTCGGCATGACGGAACTGAACGGGCGCTACGTCAAGGTGGCGAACGTCAATGCCGGGGCGAATACCTTCGAACTGGCCGACCTCGACGGCAACCTGATCGACACCAGCGGATACACGGCCTATTCATCGGCCGGCACCTTCGCGGCGGTCTATGAAATCGTCACGCCGTACCTGGAGGCCGACCTGTTCGACCTGCACTTCACGCAATCGGCCGATGTCCTGACCATCGTCCATCCGAGCTACCAGCAACGGCAGTTGAGCCGTCTGGGGGCGACAAGCTGGTCGCTGGCCACGCTGTCCTTCACGCCGGTTCAGGCGGCGCCGACCGTGGCCCGCGTGACGAACACCACCGGCACCGGCACCGTGCGGCACCGCTACAAGGTTACGGCGGTGGCGCAGGACGGACTGGAAGAGTCGCTGCCGACGATCGAGGCAACGCATGCACCGA